TTTCCAAGTCGAAAATTTATTTTTTTCCTTTTTGGCCATGTCTATAAATAGTTTTATAGTCTAGAGATGTATTCACTCCCATCATCTTTTTCTTCGTCATACAGACCTAAGCTCTTTAGATGCTCATATGAGCTTCATCAAGCTCCCAATCAGGCTCATCATTGCGTGTTTTAACGTAATCTTCCATTGCCTCTGCTTGTTTTTCTTCTATAGGTGATGCTGCATATAGAAAAGAACAATTGTAGCAGAGAAACTCAAGATTATCTAAATGCCAGTTTTTTTTATTTCCATCTTTAAAATTTAAGATGACTGGTACTTTTGTATCTTTTATTCTTCTTTCGGAAAATCCACATGAGTTACATTTCTCTTCTATCATTCCTTCAAAGATAAGTCTTTTTTTAATATCTTTGGCATCGAAGTGCTCTATTGGAACTCTACCTTCTAACAAATCCATCAATGGAATCCTGTCTTTACCTTTTAAAGCAAATTTAGGAATACCTTTACCCTCTTGATTCTTATGAACTTCTAGAAGAGTAACTCCTTTATCATTCTTAAACATCTTAGCATACTTCTTATAGTGATTATAAGATACATGTAGATATCTGGCAGCAGCCATATTAGAACGAGTCATCTTCTGAGCTCTAAGAATATCTTCTTTGGTTAATATTTTAGAGGGAGTCGGCATTAGTAATCTATTCCTTCTATTCCTTCAGGTTCTTTATCTGGATCAAATGGGTCATAGTCGTCCTCCTCATCATCTAAGACTTGAGTGACTTTTTCTCTTACTGATTGAGAGATAGCAGTTTCATCAGCATCTAAATCAAGCATTTCTAAATAAACCTTTTTACCAGCTAACTCTGCCTCTTTAGAAGCAATTGCTCTAGCTCTATCTTGATCCATAATAATTATATCATTATAAGTATGATCACCAGAACCTTCTACAGTAGTTATCCCTACCACAGGTTTAGCCGTTGAACAGTTAACACAAACGTGGTAACCTAACTCTTTTCTTTTTAATGGAAGTACGTCCTCGTTACAAGCAGGACAAGTTGTCATTTCTAATTTCATATATAACCGTTTTTAAATTAGATATAAATATAAGAAAAATATACCGAGGAAGCAACTATTTATCGAAATTTTTAATAACACTCCACACATCCTCAGGAGTCTTAAAATTTACTGTTTGTTCTTTTTTATTTTTTTCTATAGTAATAGTACCATCCCATTCTTTATCCGGAGCCAGCTGGTACAAGTACATTTGAATTAAACCGAGCTGTTCTTTTTTAAAGTGCATTTTCATAAGATTTTCAATGACAGAAAAGAACTGGTCTTCATAGACAGTCATATCCATACCGATTTCTTCTTGCATGAAATCTCTTCTTTCTTCTATTTGCTTTAGTTGTTTTAAAACTTCAATGAATAATTTTTTATCCATAGTTTTTTTATCAAGAGATTTTAATTTAATTCGATAAGAGAGAGGGTGGATTGAATAAAGAACTTGTCTTATTCTTTTTTTAGGTTCTATCATAATTCTGGTTCTTCTGGTTCTACTTCTGAGCTTCCTGGGTTTTGTTGAGATAATGCCTTTCTGATTATCTTATCAAAATACTCAATGTAGATGAAGAATCCAATGATAGTTTTGTCTTTTAAATTTCGATCTCTTTCAACTCTTAGATCATATTCATCTAAGCCTTGTTCTAATCTTTCTTCTAGCTCGATAGCTATATCGTTTCGTTGAGTTGCTGTTAATGAGCCGAATTCTGTAGGAATAAACTGAACTTTAACTCCTTTTTTGTTAGGATCTTCATTAGTATCTACTTTAAGTAAAAACGAATGACCTGCAAAGTTAATTTTTGCAGCTTCAGTTACCATGCTAACTAGTTCTTTAAGTCTTTTCATATTCTAAATATAAGAATAAAATCTATTATATACAAATAAATAGAATAAAAAATCGTTATCAAATAGAATTTAACACTTCTCTGATGTCAAACATTTCATCTACATTTATGTATGGACATTCATGGAAGTTATTTTCGAATTGATAATCGAACATATAAGAATTTATAAGTTGATTAGCTGTTGGAGGTAATTTAGCAATAATATTTTTATGATTATCGTAACCAAAAACTTTGGGGGAGGTTCCAATCCAAAGCACAGTAGATTGTAATTTATAAGCTGCTGCTGCATGCTGAAGCGAACTGTCAATAAGTACTCTCTTTTGAGACATCATCAAGAGAGAAAATAGCTCTAGATTAGAAAGAGGTTTATCGAATCGTTCAATATTACCTTTAAGTTGGTATCCATCAGGTCTAGTAATCTGTACTATATGATATTCATTGCTAAATCTGTTAACTATTTCTTGAGCTATTTCCATAGGCATATCTCTAGTCCATGAATATGGATATCTCTGCCCTTGCATTGGACCTCCGTTGCTTTGGAGAACTAATATAGGTTTAGGTCTCATCCAAATGTTATTATACATTTTTTGAGGATAGTTAACAAAGAGTTGAGGAGTTTGTTTTTTATAAGGTATCTCTAATAAATCACACCAATTTTCAATCAAGTGTTTTTTCTTAGTTATATGACCGGTCTGATGATAAGGTTCGTGTTTAAAAATAATAGAGTCCTTGCCTTCTATATAATCTTCATAAAAATATGGTGTTGCACCCATTGCAAACACTCTATCTATATGAGGATTATTTAAAAATATTTCAGGATAACTAACTACCATAATAAGTTTTCTATCCGGGTAAGTATTTTTAAGGTCCCCAATTAAAGCTGTTCCTGCTACGTTTTTACCTAACCCTCCTTGAATATGCCAAATTACATACTTATCATTAGAGTTATTATTAAAAGTTTTATTAGAAGAAGATTTAGGTTTATTTTTTATCTCATCAAATACATTTCTTTCCATCTTAGGTACAGGATCTGTCTGTACTGTAGTTTGTTGACCCATGTTAGCCCAAGGGTTAATTTTGGTATCCTTATTTCCTGAAAGTTTTACTTCTTTAACTTTAGGTTTAAAAATATCTTTTTTCTTTGTCATATTATAAAACTTTACCGAATTGTAACTCTGTTAATGATCTATGATGTCCTAAATTACCTTTTGTTACAGCATTAAATGCTAAACTAAACCTAGGATGTTCAGATTCGTTTGTAGGAACTGAATGTACTAGATAAGAAGGAAATAATAAAAGCATGCCTGGAATAAATGGAATTTGAAATTCTTCCCAAGAATATTTACCTCCAGGTTTGCTATTGTCTACCGGTGTTTGAACGTAAGATACGTTCATACTAGCAGTACTTTTATGAAATTTAATAGCTGGTGTCTTTTCCTCTGGTGAACCAAAATACAGTACACCTGAAATAATACTATTAGGGTGAGTATGACCTACGTGATGTTGTCCAGGAGCCTTAACTGATACCCATGACTGACTAAAGCTGTAACCTTCTACGTCATGTCTTAGTACATTTTTACCAAATGCCTCTACATGCTCCATAATAATATCTGCAGCATGCTTACACTCATCATTATTTAAAATATAAGTATCTTCTGAATGCCAACCATATTGGTCTACTAAATCACCTTCGCTCATTTTTTGATCAAAGAAAAATTTAGCAACATCTGCAACAGATTCCGGAAGCATAGTAGTATACAAAGGAGTAGGAAATAAGTCTATAATAGAAGTAGTAGGATTTAAAATAGTCTCTACAGTTTCTAAAGGCCCTCTAGCTTTCAAAAAAGCTGGCTGTTCTAGCTCATTAGAGCATCCACAGTTATTATTTCCACACCCACAGTTATTATTATCTGACATATATATAATATAAGAATTTAATTTGGATCTACAAAATTTAATGCTACAGAAATTCTATCAGTCTCTGATTCATTTCGCTCCACGCTATGTTTAGTCCATGCAGGAAAAATATAACATAAAGATTCTTGAGGATCAACCGATAGAGATTGAGAAGCAAATGGAGATTGATTTCTATATCTTCCTAAAAAGAAAGTAGAGTTATCATTTCTCTCAATAATAAGGTTACCTGTATTTTCAGCTTGTACTTGAATATAGTAAACGGCAGATAATATAGACTTTTGATGGTCGTGAGAGATATTGTAATCTCCTTTTCGGTTTATGTTAAACCAAAAGTTACCGACTTGCAGGTCTTTTATTCCAGTTAATGAACTACAATTTTTTTGAACAAACTCCTGTAAAATTGTAAAAAGATTATTCACAGCATCAGGAACTGGCTCTGTAATTTCGCTGGAATGCCATCCTCCTCTGTTAGAAATATATGCACCAGATGTTTCAGATTCTAAACCATATACATATTCAGCTATACTCTTATTATCTATTCCTTGTACGTCTAACTTCCATACAGGGGTAGTAAATAACTCTGCAAATTGTGATTCTATTTTCATTTTATCTGAATGGTTCACCTCCTGTCCAAAACACTAATGCTTTTCTCTGTCCTTTTGTTATAGGAGTAACTCTATGCATAAGGTATGTAGGAAAAATTAAAATATCTCCTTTTTCTCTGGAAAGAGTAACAATAGATTCTGTATCTGTGTCTCCTTCACCCCCCATCCATATTTGAAAGTCTCCTCCTTCATATTCATCAGGATCAGATAATTGAACTGTCATAGCTAGTTTTCTGTTATTAACATGTCCTGCACCAATATCCATATGCCATGTTAAATGACCTCCATCTTCTGGATAAATAACGTAATGAATAGGATCGGTGACATAACTCAAGTTAAAGTTGTATGTATCTTCATTAGCTTTATTAACAAACCCTTCTAAGTAATCATAAAGTCCTTGTGTATCTGGGTTAGGAAAAAGATATGCAATATCTCTATTGTTTGTTTTATCCGTGTCGATATTACCATATTCCTGTATACCTGTTTTACCTTTTTCAAATTCATAATTTTTAACAAGCTCCTCTAGTAATTCAATTTGCTGTGGTCCAAATGCCTTAGAGTAATAAGTTATATCATTTATTCCTCTTATATTTTTATTTAAAATAGGTCCAATATACATTAGCTATCTTTTTTATTTTGTTCTTCTTTAACATCTACTACAGGTATATGGTCAAACCACCCTGTAAGTATATATTTAGTTTCAGTTTCTGATACTATACCTCTATGTAAGTGAGTCCAGTCAGATGGCCAAATAACTAATTTGCCTTGAACTGGATCTTCAAAATGATTCTGATAATAGAACTCAGTATGACCACCATCGTTAACAGTATTTAAATAAACCATCCATACAAATACTCTTTCTGAATGTGCTAATCCTGCTCTTTCACAATGGTATTGATAGAACCCTTCCCCCGGTTCATATCTTTGAAGATTAAATAAAGGAGAAAGTTGATAAGGATCTAAATTTTCAAAAGCTGTTTTGAATCTACTACTATAATAGAAAGCTTGGTCATAAAGTTTTGGGACAAGCTTATTTAAAAGCTCACCCCAGTCTTTATGTTGCCTCATAGAGGGATTAAACGTTAAGTCAGTAGATTTTTTAGCACCAGACGAACCTATTTCTCCTGCTGTATTACTTACTCCGGGAGATTTATCTGGTGATTTTTCGAACTCTTCTATAAACCTTTGACATAACTCTGGAGATAAAAAATTATTTCTCCTATAAATAAACATACTAAAATCCTGTTTCTGGATCGAAATTGGTTATTTCATCTTTAGCTTCTTGGATTTTCTTTGCTTCAGCTTGATTTTGCTCTAAGACTAGTTTTTCTTTAGCAGTTTTAAAATCTAAAAGCTTACCATCGGATGTTTTTAATCTTTCAATAGTTCTCAAAGGACCAACAGCGTTAATTACTTCAGCAGGGCCTGAGTTAGGACCTAAAGACTTAACTCTATTTTGTAAAGATAGTTTGTAAGATTCAGCTTGGTGTGCATTAACATCTTGAGTATCAAATGAACCATCTTCTAATTCACTTTTAATTTGAGACCATAATTTCAACTCTCTAATACGATCTCGTGCAGTTTGTTCTAGGTTAGCACGTGCAAAAGTATTTTGGTCTAGCTGTACCTCAAG